ATCCAGCTATTAGACAAAGAAATCATCATCAAAGCCAACCTCCACATCACCGACGGCAACAAAACCGAAATAAAACAACTTGTAAATCCTGATTTACTTTCGTTGGAGAATAAACTCAAACAATATGCAAATGAGCAAACAAACAATATACAAGTTGGCGGTCGTAACTTAATCCTTGATAGCAAAAATGAACGTTACAAGGAATACAAGGGAACGATAGAAGATTATATTATCTATCAGATAGTAGGTGGTCAATTAGAACCTAACACCCAATATACATTATCTTTTGAGTACAAGAGTGAAAATGTTAGAAGTGTTGATTTGTTTTTTCTTACCTTTAGCAAAGAACATAGAGAAAAATCAAATTTGCCTAATACTAATGGAGTTTGGAGAAAAGAAATATTCACTTTTACAACAGGAAACAACCCTAATCAAAAAGGATATATTCGGATTGATAATAACGGAAGTGAATTAGGTAATGTTACATCTAAGTTATGGACAAGGCTCATAAAACTTGAACGCGGCAACAAACCCACCGATTGGTCGCCTGCCCCTGAAGATTTAGAAACTCAAATACAAACCGAAAAACAAACCCGTGAACAGGCTATTGCTACCGCTAAAGCTGCCACAGAAAATTACGCACGTACCCAATCAGAACTCACCAAAGCACAAGCCATAGCCGAAGCCAATAAGCAAGCAGGCATAGCCATAACAGCTGAGCAGCAAGCACGTATCTTACAACTCCAACAAAACCTCCAACAAGCAAAAACCTTTGCCGAGCAAAAGGTAAACGAATTGAACGTTGGAGGAAGGAATTTAGCATTAAACACTAAAAATTGGGGAGAAATCAATGTTAATAGTACTTCTCCTATACACATCAATCAAACGAATAACATATTTCATAATTTGCAAATAGGTGAAACTTATAAGATTAGTTTTGACGCTAAGACAACTACTATAGGTGAAGTGCCTATACATTTTGAATTTCACGGAGGTAGTGGTGGACTTATAGATGGTGGAAATGTTTTAATATCTAATACTTCTTATAAGAGATATAGTACATTTATTAGGTGGAATAAAAATAGGAATTTTTATGTGTGGCTTCTCAAAGGAGGTAATAATGTTACAATTAAAGATGTAAAGATATATAGAGGTACTCAAACAGAAGATTGGTCTCCCGCTCCTGAAGACATTGAAAACAAAGTGGCAGACATTCAAACAGACCTACAAAACGCTATCAACAACGCCAATGCACTCATTGCAGCCGAAAAAAGAAACATTGAAAACTCAAACACACGTATCCAAAACCTTGAAAACAAAACACAAATATTCAGCGATACACAAATAGACGGTAATGTGGTAGCTACGGGTACGCTTATAGTAGGAAATACACAAGGTACAAAGGCAGGTATTACTGGTACCGGAATGACTAATGATAGCATACGTTTTTGGGCAGGAGAACCCGATAAAACAAAACCTATAGAAACCCCCAAAGAAGCTGAAGATAGACGCCGTCAGTCTGCTTTTTTAGTACAAGAAGATGGCAATCTTTTCACCTCTAAAATCAATGCAAAAGGAGGTGAAATAAGCGGCGATTTAGTTCTTAAAGGAGGGCTATATTCCGAACGCTGGGATAAAAGAAATAATATCGTAAAAAATGGCACTTGCTTCAGTGGGTCAGGAATTGTATATCGCGATGACCCCAAAGATATAATGGCAAGATTTGGTTCTATTGCAGGAAATATATTCAATGCAGACTCATCACTATTTAATATAGAAAGAAAAGCAACTAATCCTGCACAATATGATTTTGATAATTTTACAGGACAAGTTATATCAGTACCTCCTCACGCTGATGATGAAATAGACACTTTTGGTAGTTATAGAAATAATCGTGCTCAAAAAATATATGGTGATACTATTAGCTTAGGAGCTAATACTAAATTTGAATGGGTATATACAGGAGCTGCCTTCTCTGATATTATAGAATCTTATTTAGGCATTACAAACACTTTCATATTTACAGAAGCAGATAGAATAATAGTAAGATTACCAAGTGCCGACCGTATCAATGCTATTCTAAACAATTTGTTTATGAAAAATGTAGAACGACAAAAGCTAAAATTATCATTTGAAATCACTATAGTAATGGCTTATTCTGTAGGAGGATTTATAGATTTACAAGGCACACACGGAGGATTCTTGTTAGACAATGACGGCAATCGTATAGGAGGAGGAAATGGGACTATACGTTTAGCAAAATGCGACACTATAAAGGTAAGATTTTACAAATCCGACTACTATATAATGGCACTATCACGATAATAACTCATAATTCAAAACTCAAAAACAATTCAATATTATGCAAATCATTCAACAAACAACCCGTACTACAGCACAAGAAACCGTGCAAGGTGTTACTATCACCTACTTCTACGAAAACGAAAAAGACACTACCCCTACAGCAGTCGCTTTTTCAGCAACTCGTACCAGCGATAGCAACCAATACGCAACCCCCATTCAGGGTACAGCAACCGCTCAAGGCTTCAATATCCAAAACGACAATTTCCAACCCTCAGATATTGAGCTATATAAGCACATTCACGAGGTTTGCGCTGCTATTATCAATGGTCAAAACACGAATGATAAAAGCCAAGCGGAGCAGTAAATCACTCACTAATCACCAATCAAAAAAGGCTATCAGCACCACGCTAATAGCCTTTTTCTTTCACTTTCTTAAAACCTAAATAACTTATATCGCCAACCTATCCACACCACCAATAGCACAACCGCTATCCACCACCATCTTATTACTATTCCTTTCACTTCTTTTGTCTTATAAGCCTTCGTTATAGCTTCGCTTATCCTTCGCTTTTCCTTAGAGCTTTGTATAACCGTATTAGTAAGAGTAGCCTTCGCCTCTATCAGGCTATTAGAAAGGCTGTTTTTAGCCGTAATTTTCACCTTTCCACCTCTTACCCTTATCATTTCATTATCACCGTCCCTAATGCGGTAATACACCAACTCCTTACTATTCCCCACGCTATCCCTATCACTTTCAAGGCTTACCTCGTATTCTTGCAAGGCGTGCGTATCAAGCTGCAAGGTTTGCGCGTTATGCTGAAAAAGAGCCGTACTATCCTTGTACTTTATAATACGCTCCTTTTGCACCCGCTTTTGCTCCTCAATTGTCGTTTTTCGTGTTCTACACCCCGTAAGGGTAAGAAACGCCAATAGCAGCGCAATTATGAATTTTGAATTATGAATTTTGAATGTTCTCATATACTATTCCTTTCTATGGTTCGTATTACCGCTTTTAGCTGCTCGGCATAATCAGGAGCCGTAGCATAGCCCGCCTTCGCTACCTCCTCAGCAAACTTATAAGGGTCGCTTTTCACCTCCAACGCCTTAGCGTATCTTTTATTTTTGAAAAAGAACTGAGCGTGGTCAGTAAAGCATTCTTCAGGTGTGTCGTACTTCCTAAACCAGTCCTTCACCCTGTACAACCACTTACCATTAGTAAGCATCTTAACCGATAACACCAGCGGGAATAAATGCTTCATATTAGGGCTATTTAGCACCTCCGTAGTCAGCAGCAATTGCCGCTTATTCTCAGGTGTGTCCTTGCTTGCTTTCACCCCAAAAAACATATTGCCAGGCACACTCTTAGCCCAGCCCGTTTCCAACGCCGCTTGCGCCAACGTAAAGAGGTGCGAAATCCCCGTTTTACGCTCCGTTTCCAGCGCAAAAGGCTTGTATTGTTTTATAAATTCTTTTGGTGTCATTGTTGTTCGTCTGTTTTATTGTTATCTAATTCGTTAGGAGTAATACCATTGCTTACTTTTTCATAAAATTCTCTCAGCTTTCCACTCTTTTCATAGTTATAGAGCGCTTTCATAAAGAACTCAGGAGGAAATTTGCCGTTTGAAAGAACAAAAAGATTCTTCACTATATCTTTCACTGGGTATAATAACGAAATCATCTGTATTGTAATCTCAAACGCTCTACCTACATCTGTTCTGCTCAAAGGTATATTTAATATTGATAGAGAAATAAAAGCTATTGCAACAAGTAACATCTTAGTAATTGTTCCTTTAAAAAGGTCTACAAAATCAAAATCTCCCTTTTTAAAGTGATACCAAGCACCAGCTAACATATCAAGGAGTAATACCATTCCTATACTTGCGTAAAATATAGCATTTTGTTCTCTATCTATCGAAAAATAGGCATACAACAACAGCAATGGCACGCTCTTGAAGAAAGCAATAAAGAAGTAATACACCCTATCTCGTAGATGTATCTTTTCATCAAAGTAGAAAAGCAATACCAAAGGCGTTGCCCATATAGCTATCTTTATTTTGGCTTTCAGCAGCCACTTTATAAACTTATCCATTAGCATTCCTGTTTATACGTTTCACAATAGGGTAAGGCGTAACACTCGCCACTATATCCCACCAATCAATGAATGTTTTCTTGATGTACTTATCGTACAGCTCCTTACCAAGTCCTACAAGAAGCACCACACCAGCGGCAATTACAAAGGCTGTCCATAGTGAATAACACAGCCAAGCCATTACGAAGGATACGACAAAAAGAATATTACCACACATAGAGTGCAGCAATTTGTCATTTCCTTTAAGGTTTCTGATAAAAATCTTTTCCATTTACAATAAAATTAAAGGTTTACAACGCAAAATTACCACATTATGCCCCCCCTTTTACGCCCCCCTTCAAAATGTCAAAAAATTGTCAAACCACCCTTACATTACTTAACATTTTACCCCCTACTTTTGCAAAAACAAATATTGTACATCTATGTTCTTAGAAAAATTATTACAAGCACTCAAAACCAAGTATGCGCACTTGGGGTTGGACGAAGCTATTTTAAAAGCAATCGCTACCCGATTGGCGAATGCGGTTAAAGAAGAAAGCGAAATTGAAAACGCCGTTAAAGGAGTTGAGGAAGAAGTTAAGCTATTGCAATCAGTAGCCGATAAAGGGCGTACCAGCCTTACAAAGGCAGAGGAGGCTCGCAAAAAATTAGAGAAAGAACTTGAAGAAGAAAGGGCTAAATCTAATCCAAAACCTCAAAACCCACCTACTCCCCCAAAAGAGCCTAAACCTGATGAAATGCCAGAGTGGGCAAAAAGCCTCTTGGAAGATGTAAAAAAACAAAATGAAACTATTGCAGCATTTCAAGCTGAAAAGCAACAAGAAAGTGCTAAGGAACGTTTCCTAAACCAACTCAAAACGCAGGGGGTATCAGAAACATTCTACAAACACCACTTAGGGCGTACTTTCAAAGACGATGAAGAAATGAATGCCTTTGTCAGCGAACTAAAAGCCGATGAACAAGCGTTTTTGCAAGCGCAAACTAATGCAGGGCTTTCTTCACACTCAAGACCTATTACAGGGGGTGGATTGAAAGAAAATGAGCCTTCCCCAGAAGTACAAGCATTATTTAAAAAACAATGAAACAGATAACTAAACAAACCGCAGGTAGGCAAATAGTTGTTTTTGACCAAGTATTAGCCACCCTCCCAGCTGGGGTACACATTAACGCTACTGAAGCTAAAAAACGCTTTACAGATGGTGTAGTACCCGCAGGTACGCTCCTTGTCCCTCATACTGACGGGACTTACAAGCCAGTGAATGAAACTTTTTCAGACACTAACATTGCTACAGCCGTAGGACTTACATCTGAAGACATTGCTATTGACGATTTTCCTATGGTAGCTGTAGTTTTATCGGGTACTGCCCGCACTGAGGCTTTGCCTGATAAAGAAAAAGCAGGTGTAGGATTTATGAAAAAAGTCCTTACCCGTATCACTTTTTATTAATCTTTAAAACAATAAACAAATGGCAAATACAATTAATGCTGTAAACATCGTGCCCGAATTTCGTGAAGCTGATTTGCAATTCGTGGTAAATAACAATCCGTTAGGCGACTTGCAGTATCGTAATTATTTCCCATTGAAGTTCAATACAACATTAGATTGGGCTTCTATTGAGAAAAATACCGATAACAAGGTTGCTGCTGAAATTGTGGCTATTGGCTCAAAATCTCCACGTAAAAGTCGTGATTTTGTAGAAAAAGTAAAAGGGGAAATCCCTAAAATTGAAGTAGCCCGTGATATGACTGAGCGCGATACTATCCGTTTGGATAATATCCGTGCAATTTCAAATCGTTATGGGGGTAAAGATTCAAGTGCTTACAAAGAACTTCTAAAATCTATTTATGAAGACCCTATCTTCTGTGTCAATGGAATAAATGCTCGTTTGGAATTACTCGCTAAACAAGCAGTTTCCAAAGGAGAATATACACTTATGGCGGGTGCTAAAGTGAAGTTTGGAGTGGGTTCTGAAAACACTGCAAAAGATTGGTTTTTACCAGCCAATGCAGATACATTTGACCCTATTGCCGACTTTAGAAAAGTACAAGAAGAAGCGGTTAAGAAAGGCTTCCGTTATGCTTATGCTATTATGGATAGACCTACATTCTTCCAAATGGTAAAATCTACAAGTGTAGTAAAATTTACAGCTTCCTTTGCTCAAAACGCACTTAACGTAGCACAAGAGCCTACTTTGACACAACTTAATGAGACACTAAGAGCACACGGACTTCCTGAAGTGATAATTTGGGAAAGCTATGTAAGTGAAGAAGCTAAATCAGGAGTTAAAACCACTACCAGTGGTTGGGAGTTGGGTAATATCCATTTTACAGATAACACTCAAATAGGTGAAACATATTACACCATAACGCCTGCATTTAGCCGCAAAGATGAATCTACTACTAAGGTAGTTTCTGATAGCTTTATTTTGGTAAGTGCTTGGGCGGAACAAGACCCTGAAAGGCTTTCAACAAAGGCAACAGCATTCGCTACACCAGTACTTAACAATGTAAGCCGAAAGCTAATTTTGAAAACCAAATTAAGCTAACGATGACTGCACAAGCGTACATAGATGAAAAACTCAAACTTTGGAACGTAGAATACCCCACAACCCTACTCATTGCCGAAATGCAGCGAGTAGGATTGGGGCTTTCTGATGAGTTCAACGAAGAGAACGAACGAAAGACAAAATTGTTTTTCTACAACCTTATTCCTGAACTCTTATTGCGCCCAGTATCCTTTTCTGAGGGTGGTTTATCTTTTTCTTACGACAAATCGGCTATTATTGCCTTTTACAATTTGCTTTGTAAGCAGCTCGGTAGGGTGAATTTGTTGGAGGAAAAAGCCACTGTAAGAGATATTACCCATTTATTCTGAAATACTGCAAGGAAATGAAAATATACCCGTACCTATTGAAGGTGAAAGCATCGCAAGCCCCTACTATTGATGAAAATGGCATACCTATCTATCCAAGCGACCCTATTGAGTGGCAAGAAATAGGCGTATGTCGTGATGAGATAGCAGGAGCGGGGCAAAAGATAAGCAAAATAGACGGACAAATATTTGAATGTACTGCTACTGTCTATGCCCCTAAAGATACACCCAAAATAGAAGCGGGTACAACCTTGCAAGTAGTAGATGTTGAGGGAAATATTCGCCTTGAAAAGCAAGTAATACGATTTTCAAAAGACCTTTTTCACTGCCGTATATTCGTATGATAACACCACAATTCACCACAGCAGATATAGAGCGTATGCTTAAAGAAAAGATAGCCAAATACGAAGAGAAAATCGTTCGTATCCTTCGTATTGTAGGTGAAAAATGTATCAATGAAGCTCGTGAGCACGGAAGTTATCAAGACCAAACCGGCAATCTCCGTTCGTCTATTGGGTATATTGTCTTAAAAGAAGGCAAACCTATTGAAAAAGGAGGATTTACCCCTACTGAAAGAGGAACAAAGAAAGGAAAAGACGGACAAAAAGAGGGTGAAACAGTCATCAATAAAGTAATATCTCAATACCCAAAAGGCTTTGTACTGGTAGTGGTAGCAGGAATGAAGTACGCCGCTTATGTAGAAGCACGCAATTACAATGTACTTTCATCAGCTGAATTATTAGCCGAAAAAGAAGTGCCAAAACTCCTAAACGCATTATCGTAATGAAAAAAACAGCCTCACAAATAGAAAGCGATGTTTACAAGTATTTCAAGGATAAGATAAATCCCCTTATCAATGGGCAAACCTATCGTAGTGGTGTACGACCTTTGAACTCACAGAAAGAGGATTGTGTAATAGCGTTCCTATCAGGATTAGATGGTCAATACCAAACGGGGGTGATTAACATCAATATTTTTGTTCCTACGGTCAAAAATAACGATAATCAGTATAGTAAAAACTTTGTACGTTGTGAAGCTATTGAGCGTGCTTTAATGCCTATCATTGAGGAAGCTAAAACTGCCTTGCATAATTACAAGTTACAACTTCATCAGCTTATACAAACCTTTGAGGACACGGATATTAAGCAGTTTTTCATCAACGCAAAAGTAAAATTCAGATATAACACATTTAACGGGTAGCACCCGTAGGCAATTAATCATTAACATTTAATCATTGTATTATGGCATTCGTAGATAATAACGCCACCGCTTGGGGCGAAATAGAATTTAAGTTTGGTGCACCAGGAGCAGGAGGTGCAATGGGTACTGTACTCAAAACGTTAGGTATCGTCAAAGAAGATAGTTTTTCTTTTGAGACGGAAGACGGCAAAGAACTCAAATGGACAGCCATTGGTGGTAAAATCATCGACCAAATGAAAAGCGAACCTACCCTGAAAGCAAAATGTACCGTTAAAAACCTTAACAAGGCATTGCTTTCTGAAATTTGGGATGTAGAAGAGTCAGGCGACAAACTCATCATCAAGTCTTTTGTCTCTACCAAGAAGTTCTCCTTTTCTATTGTTCCAAAAGTGTCAGGAGCAGAAAAAGTTGATATGTTCTACTGCTCAATAAGTGGTAAGCTCAACTATACAGCAGATAGTGGCTACAATGTAGATGTAGAAATCACTATCCTCAATGGTGGTAAAGGATATTTCTCAATTGAAAAAGTAGCGTAACCTATGGAAGAAAAAGTAGCACAAACCCTACTTGAAGAACCTACAACAGTAACCATCGGGGGCGAAGCGTACCAAGTCGCTCCGCCCTCTATTTTTACCCTCGTAAGGGCTTCAAAGTACATCAGCAAAATACCCACCGACACTATTAATGAGACTAATATATTAGGCTCAATCATACACAATGCCGAAGAGTATGAGAATATAGCGTGGGCTATAGCAGTAATCCTATTAGGCAATCATTTTACCGAAGTAGTTACCTATCCTAAATGGCAGTTTTGGCGCAAAAAGAAGAATGTAACCAAAGGCGAATTGCTGGCAAAAAAACTCATTAACACCCCCATTACTGAAGTATCTGCAACATTCTTTAATATGTTAGCACAAATGGATATACGCCCTTTTTTCGTCATTACCACTTCCCTCAAAGGAATGATGATCACCAAGCCAACGAAGGAAGTGGAGACCGAAATGACAGCATATGGGGACTTGTAGGCTCATTTGCCAAACAGTACGGACTCACCTTCAACTACGTGCTGAAAGAAATAAGCTATGCCAATGTAATGCTTTACAGTGCCGTTATCCCCTCTTATGACTATGACAAGGATACTAAAAAAGCCCCACAGAAATCAGAAACACGCACCAGCTATGCCGATTTTCTCAAAGGAATAAAACAATTCACCCAATAATGCGTGATTCACCCATAATCACGCATTATCACTATAAAAACTAAATCGTATGCAAACTAATGACGGAAATTTGGTCTTTGATGTAAAAGCAAATTACGAAGGGCTACAAAAAGATGTCGAGGCTATCAAAAAGCAATTCGAGCAAATGACACGCAAAGCCGTTGAAGAGGGCAAAAAACAAGCCGATGTATGGCAAACCCTTCTCAAAGGCGCGACCGCCTATTTCACCCTGCAAGGCGCGCAATCCTTCATTAGCCAAATGATAGCCGTACGCTCCGAATTTCAGCAGCTCGAAATATCTTTTGGCACTATGCTCAAAAGCAAGGAAAAAGCCAACGAACTAATGGCAGAACTCACCGACCTTGCCGCTAAAACCCCGTTCGGACTGCAAGAAGTATCCGAAGGAGCAAAACGATTGCTCGCCTTTCAAGTACCCGCTGAGGAAGTAACCGAAACCCTTCGCCGTATGGGCGATGTCGCCGCAGGGCTCGGTGTCCCTATGGGGCAACTCATTCACGTATACGGGCAAGTCAAAGCACAAGGAAAGCTAATGACCAACGACCTATACCAGTTTATGAATGCCGGTATCCCTATCATTGCCGAACTAAGTAAAGTCGTAGGCAAGAGCGAAACCGAAATCAAAGATATGGTTAGCGCAGGCAAAATAGGCTTCCCCGAGATACAAGCCGTTATCAAGAATATGACCAGCGAAGGCGGATTGTTCTTCAACCTAATGGCAGAGCAAAGCAAGTCGTTAGGCGGACAAATATCCAACCTGCAAGACAACTTCGACCAAATGCTCAACGAAATAGGCAAAGCTAGCGAAGGCGTAGTATCAGGAGCCATTAGCGGAGTAGCCTATTTAGTAGAAAACTACCAAACACTCGGCAAAATCATCGCAGGGATCATCACCACCTACGGAGCATACAGGGCAGCAATCATCGTCAATAATACCCTCGTAGCCCTCAGCACCCAGCTTACTAATGGCTGGACAGTAGCACAACTCGCCCAATACAGAGGGCTTTTGCTGTTAGAGAAAGCCCAAAAACTCCTCAATGCCACTATGCTCGCCAATCCCTACGTATTTATGGCAACAGCAGTAGCCGCATTAGGCGCAGCAATGTTTGTCCTTACCGATAGAACTTCATCTGCCGAAAAAGCCCAAAAACGCCTCAACGAAGAAAGAGAAATCGCTATGGCTAAGGAGCAAGAGCACAAACAACATATCGAGGAACTTATAGACAGCGCTACCAACCAATACCTTGCCGATACCGATAGGCGCAAAGCCCTTACAGAACTTGCAGGAGCTTATCCCCAAATATTCGCAAAATACGATATAGAAAGCATCAAACTTGCCGATATACTCAAACTCAAAAAAGAAATAGCCGAGTTTGACGCCAATAAAGCACGTGGGCAACGGCAAACCGACTATTCCAAGAATAAAGAATACGCCAAAATATTGTACGATATAGGCACAAAACAAGGCAGCAAAGGCTTTGACGAAATAGCCAAAGGGTCAGACCTCGACAGAATAATTACAGAGAAATTCGGCAACCATTGGCGTACCTTTGGGAATTATAGCGAAATATACGCCTACTTCAATGAAAAGCAAAAAAACGCCAAAAAAGAACTAAAAAGCGATGCCCTTAGCGATTGGACAGCCAACCTTAAAAACCAATCCGAAGGCGACCTAAAAAAACAATTAGAGCAGCGCAAACGCCTCATTGCCGACCTGCAAAATCAAGAAAAAGAAGGCAAAAAATGGGCATCACACGGTGTAAAGTTTGGCGAGGAGTGGTACGCCTTCAATAAAGAAGAACTACAATCACAAGCACAAGCCATACAAGCGCAATTAGACCACCTTCACGAAAAAACCTATGAGTATAAAGACCTCACTAAGGAATATACACAAGCCGTTAAGGACGCAGAGAAGGCTTTGGATAATATAAAGAATGGAGGACAAGGGAAACACTCAAAAAAAGAATTTGAAAAAATCATTAAAGAAGCCAAAGACAATGTAGAAAACGCAAAGAAAACATTAGAGAATCACAAAGCAAGTTTAAACAAGAAAGCCACAACAAAAGCCAAAAAAGAAACCCTTCCAGAGTTCGACACCGAAAAAGCCAACAGAGACCACCAGCGACAAATCCAAGACGACCTATTTAGGCAAGAAGAAGCCCGCATCAAGATAATGCAAGAAGGGGCTGAAAAACGCCTTGCTATCATACAATTAGAGTACGACAAGCAAGAAGAAGAGATAAGGAGGCGTTCACAAGACCAGTTAGTCGCCTTCATTGAGAACGAAAAGCAAAAAGCCGCAGCAGCGGGCAAATGGAAAAAAGGGCAGGACTTCGACACCAATACCGAAGCCATCAATGCCGAGAAAGCCCGCCTTGCCGAAAACGAAAAGAACCTTTTAGCCTCCAATGCCGAGTACCAACGCTTTCAGCAGGAACAAGTCTATAAAGAGCTGTTAGAAAAGTACCAAACCTACACCGACCAGCGCAAAGCTATTGAGGAAAAATACAATGCCGATATTGCAGCCTTGCAAGCCAAATTAGGGGCAGACGCTCCACAAGTAAAGAAAGCACAAGACGAAAAGGCTCGTGAACTTAAGAAGCTGGACATACTGCACAAAAAAGAAGGTACAGCCATTGCGAAGTTGTTCGACAACCTGCGCAAAAAGACCGTCAAGGAAATACGTGAGACCATTTTAGAAGCCGAAAAAGAGATAGATGCCTTAGCAAGCAACCTTGATATGAGCGACAATGCCAATGTAGAGTTTATTAAAAACCTCCGTCAGCAGTTAGAACAAACAAAAGACACCGCCGACCGTAGCGACACCACATTTGGCAGACTTGGAGCAAACATAAAGAAAATGGTTCAAGCCAAACCAAACACCGCTGAATGGCAAGAAGCCTTCAATGGTATGCTATCATCAGCACAATCTATTACAGGCGAGTTTGCCCAATTAGGACAAGAGTTTGAACGATTAGGACAAAGCACAGGCAACGAAAGTCTGAAGCGTATAGGGCAAACAATGCAAAACGTTAGTAACGTACTCAACAGAACTGCATCATTTGCCCAAATGGGAAGCGCAGCAGGTCCTTGGGGAGCAGCCATAGGAGCAGTTGTAGGGTTAGTTACATCAGGGTTTGAAAATGCAGCCAAAGCACGTATGGAGCACGAAAAGAAGTTGCAAGAAATAGCCAACTCTAAGATAAATCAGCAAAGCGAGTACAATAGACTTTTGTACGAAGAGCGAATGCTACACAAGGAAAACACTTCTGTATTTGGTACAAAAGAAGTGGCTACCGCTCTTGGCTATTTAAAAGAATACAGCACCCAATGGAACAGCTTACAAAAAGATATTACAAGCGGTCTTACCAAAGAAAGAAGAGACTATCTAAAGAAAAATTCTAATATTTTTGCCAATGGGTATTTAAATTTTTTAGAATTAGCATCAAAACAAAGCAAACTTGAAAAGATAAGGATAGCAGACGGCAGCTATACCACTGGGGCTTTGTGGTGGAAAGAATCTAATACTGTTTGGAAAAGTGTTGTAGATGTTTATCCTGAATTGATAAAAGCCAATGGTGAATTTAATGCCAAATTAGCTAAAAGTATTGTAAATAATAGGGAATTTGGAGACAGCGGAAAACAAGCCTTACAAGATATTATTGACAGTTACGAACGAGCTCAGGAGTCTCAAAAGAAGTTTGAGGATTATCTACAGAGTACCTTTGGAGAACTCGGCAAGGACATTACTAATAGCGTATATACAGCACTACAGAAGGGAGAAGACGCCTTTGAAAGTTTTGCCAAATCAGTAGGAAATATAATAGGCAAATTAGGAAAGCAGATGGTATATGAGTTATATGTAGCAGATGCTTTTAAAGATTTGCAAGCGAAGCTACTTCAGGCAGGTAAAGATAGCAAGGGTAATAGCGAAGATTTTGCGCACCAATCCTCTCAACTTGTAGGCGATTTTGGCAATGCTATGAAAGGCAAAATAGGTGAAATGCAAGAGTTTTTGAAGAAGTGGAATGCTATGAGCAGCGGTTTAGGTTTTGACTTCCTTAATGAGCAACGCAAGGCTACAGAAAAAGGATATATGCGAATGAGCCAAGACACAGGAGACGAATTGTTAGGGCAAGACAGATTGCAAACAGAGTTACAGAAACAGAGCAAAGACGGCATACTACAAGCTATTGAGTACTACAAAGGGTTTACAAATTCATTTGAAACGCTTAAAAGCAACTTAGCCCAGCAGTTACAGCACCTTGCAGGAATTGAGACAAATACCTACCAATTGCACGAAATGAAAAAGGATATAGCAGGAATGAAACGTGGTATAGACGAACTTACTACTAAAGGTATTAAACTGAAGTCATAAAAAAAGCCCCTTAATTGGGGCTTTTTTCTATTCATTCCAGCGATGTTTTAATGTTATATTATTTGTTTGGGGGTGAAAATATTGGCTATCAAAATCATATAAAGTTAATCTATCTTTCTTATCATTGATAATTCCTTTCACTCTAAAAGTACCTCCGTTACTTATCATTAATAAATTAGGGTAATTGTAAGAATAATGTCCTTTTTCTGTATATGTTTTTGACCAACCTTTATCAATAAATGTAAGTATATATTCATCATATGAAAAGGCTAAATTTATATGTTTTTCAAATCTTTCTCCATTATTTTCAATATATGTCCAAGACACTTCTAAATCTTTAGGTACAATCTTATCCTCACTCTTAGAGCACCCCATAGCAAGCACTGCTATTAGTAATAATACAATTCTTTTCATTAGTTATTGGTGTTTTTAAATTATTTTCCAAATAGTTTATTCATTACATCGGCTTGTTCCTTTTGGAAAAAGTCCCTCAGATAATGTTCAGTAGTTGATAGCTTAGTATGTCCCAGCAGTTTAGAGATGTGAAACAAATCTACTTCGTTTTTTACTGCATAACTCGCAAAGGAGTGTTTGGCTATATGCATTGAAACGTGCTTAGTGATACCTATATGCTCGGCAAGTATCTTTATAGCCCTATTTACCTTATTATTGGCTATAAAAATTGTATATTCTATCCCCTCAATGTCTTTATCCTTACACTTATCAAGAACAGGAAATACATACTTTTTATTAGATTTGTATTTCTGCAATATGGCAGACAATTTAGGGGTAATAGGAATGTATCGTGTTGCCCCAGCCCTTTTTTCAGATTTACCCATTGTATAAACGATTTCAGTATCGGTTACATTCTCCCATTTCAGCTTACATACATCACTAAAACGCATTCCTGCTGTATAGAATGAGAAAAGAAACATATCACGAGCTAAAACCATTGATTTGAAGCGTGGGGCTATATCATACTGCTCAAAAAGGGTTATTTCCTCAATAGTTAGGCTTTCCTTTTTGGTATTCACAGTCCTAATTTCATACCCTTTAAGGGGGTTTTTCTCAATAAGTCCCAGTTTTACGGCTTTATTGAGAATTGCGTTTAAGCACTTAAAATTAGAGGCTATGGTATTAGGTTTATTGCCACGTTTCATTAGCCACAGCTCATAGTCTTTTGCCCATAGGGGGGATATATCAGTAAAACTAAGATAAGAGGAAAAAGTACGTAGTTTATCAAGGTAACGCTGATATGTTTTAGCCGTTCTTATAGCTTCTTTCATTCTTGTCTCATCAATTATAGATTGGTAAAAGTCTAACATTGAAGAACTATCGTACTTTTTACTATTTTTATAGATTTGCAGCAGTCGTTTTGCTGATACGCCCTCATTCTTGTAATAGAGCATTTTCACCTCATTAAGAAGCGCATTTAGCGAGGCGTTAAGCTGTTCCTCAAGTGTATTCTTTTTTACTTGCTGCTTTTTTTCGTCCCATTGAGTTTTGAGTACCGAAACGCCTGTATCTAAATACTGAATATCCTTAGAAGAGGTGAAGAATCGCAATCGCACTGCTTGTGTGCCATTTTGCTTTTTATAGTCTCTTAATTGGAATTGAAAGTTCATAGGCTTATAATTATCATTGGTTCAATATTGGTTCATAAATCTTCAAAAAATAATCATCAATAACCACCTATGAACATTTTGTAATTCCTTGTAAATCTGATATAGACACCTAATTTACTGATATTTAGGCTTCGCTTTCCTTCATAGTGTGATAAACGTTCTGGACATCCTCGTCTTCTTCTATTTTTTCTAATAGTTTTTCTACATCAGCTTGTTCTTCAGGAGTGA